CTAAAACATCGTTTACATTTGAGGCAACTGTCTAAGTTGCCGTTCCTGCTGCTAGAGCTTGCTCATTCAATTCAACTTTCCAAAGGTGAACACCTCTATTTCCCCAGTCGGCAAATAATAAATTTAAAGATCTTCTAGCTGTTTTTAAATCATAACCAGCCATAGGTCTTAGGCCACATCTTTCGTAGCCTTCATCAATGATTTCATCGATGTTTAAATTAAATGATGTTGATCCTGATGTTGCCATAATTAAAATCTCTTTTTAAACCCTACTCTAATTCTATCTTTGTTTATACCAATACCTACTTCTGATTTTTTATATATCTTATCATAACTTAATTCAGGATTAAACTTAGCTTTGGAATCTCTAAATACCGTAATTAAATTATCGTCTTTATCGGCTTTAGTTCCTTTTGTTTGAAAAAAATTTAAGGAAAATTTACCTTTTGGATACATATTAACATCTCCACCAACGTCTCTTTTTAATATTGTTTTAACGTTTGTTGGTTTACCACCGACACCTTGTGCTTTACTTCTTTTTCTTGCAACGGCACTCCGTCTCTGGGAGTCTGTCATACTTGCTGCTTTTGCAGCAGGCACGCACTTTGGATACTTTCGTTTTGATCCACTTGCAGATTTTCTTCCACATTTTTTAAATCCTCCACCTTTTTTCTTAGATCCAATATCTACCCAATCTTGTCTAAACCATTCTTTAAGTCCACCACTTTTCATTCCTGCAGGTACACAATTTGGAACCATCTTATTTCCTTTTTTCTTCATGCCTTTTTGTTCATAACCAACCCAGCATGTTCCTCGTTTAGACATTAAAAAACACCTTTGAAATTTGTGCCTCTTAATGCTATTCCTCCACCTCGCATTTTTTTAGGACCCCAATCTTTTTTCTTTTTACCAGAAGGATCTTTAATTTTACCTGCACATATTTTAGAAGCATAAGCATTTGCATAAGCTGAAGGATAAACTGAAAATTTTCTTTTAGCAGCTGCTTTACCTCTAGGACATAATTTTGTCATAATACTTTTCCTTTGTTTGGTCCAAATTTAATTCTATATTTATTTGTACCTGTGCCGTTGATATCGACCTCTTGTCTAAGAAATTTAAACATAGTCATCTGTTTAGCATCTTCAAATTTTTCTTGAACATACTTGATGACTCTATTTTTATTTACTTTTTCTCTATCATCCATAACTTAGCGGCCGCATTAAGAGTGTTATTTCTCTCCTTTTTACGGTTGTACAACTTCTTTGATTGTACCACTTTCGGTTTGAATGCGCTAGACCTTAGACTTTTTGCTATTGGATTTGTAGATTTTACCATGTGTTTTTTCCAATACTTTTCTAAATTTGCTTTTTTCAGCTTTGCCCCAACCTCTACCTAAGCCAGGTTCTAGTTGTTTTTTTATTTGTCCTCTAGTTATTGCCATTTTTTATCCTTGTTTTTATTGCTACTGTACATCTTGGAAGTATAGCATATTCTGAAGCTAAACCTCTATGTTTTTCTTTAGCATTAAATATGATACATCTATTTTGTACAAAATCTAGTTTATGTTTACCTATTTCAAATTTACCGTCTTTTAAAGTTTCTGATACCATTAACAGTATTGTATAATCACCATCATCAGTATGCCAATCACTATGCTGATCTCTAAATTGAATATTTGCATAAGCTCTTAAAAACTCTAAATCTTGATTAAGAAACACTTTTGTTTTTACTAAAAGATATAAAATAATATGGTCATACTCAGATATATTAGATATAAAAAATCTAGAATCTGTTGGTTCTTTTATTTCATCAATACAAGAACTTTGATTATAGACCATAGGCAGTCTTAATAAATTAGCATAAATAGTTTTACACAATAGGGGATCTATAAAATTATCTACTACTTTAGTGTCTATTCCAACCATGGTGTGTACGCCACCTTACCATCAACTCTTTGTGCACGCAACGACTGATTTCTATTACTGTCGTTTGAATAACTACAATGTATCCAACCTGAAGTCGGTTCGTTGTCGCGGTAAAATTCTAAAATGAGCTGGTCGTATTCTAGCTCGTTCTTGATGTACAAAGCTAGCTCCCTATTATCTACACCAGGTATTTCAAAGTCTGCTGCGGCTGCACCATTGTCTGCTACATGTTGGCTGTTCACACTGCTACCTATTTCTAGGCACAGCTGTGCACAACGGAATCCGCTGGATATAATAAGGGGTTTTTCAAAGTGTGATCTGACTGGTTGCAATATGTTTGTAGCCAATGCTTTTAGATTTTCAATCTGCGCAGGATTAGGATTGTTATTGATTCCCTTACGCTCTGCTATTTGGCTCTTGGTAAGCTCGTCTAAAGTTATGTTAGCTGTTAATTTCATTTTTTCTCCTCTATTTCATAAAAAAATTTATCTGTATCTTCTGTTTTCCATTTTCTAGAATCTTCTACATTCCACTCATTAGTTTGTACCTTCCAGTCTGGTACTTCATCTTTGACTGTAAATGATGGAATGTCCCAAATCAACCTGTTATTAGGTTGTGCTGCATAGTTACCATCATCTAAAGCTAATATATGTGCACATTTATGTTCTTGTGGTATTTCTGAATGATCAGTATCTAATATATTAGACTCAGGATGAGCAAAATCCACAGTAAAAAGATAAGCGCCTGGATGCCACTTTTTATCTTTACCAATGTATTTACCTGCTTGACCATCTAAAATATCCCAAGAAGTAACAGCAGGATAGTAACTAAAACAGTTCCATAAAACCAACTCATCAAGCCTACGTTTAGGAACATCACTCGGTTTAAAGCCTCTTTGAATAAATGCAGATATCGGTAGACGATAGTAGACAGCTCCATTTTCCATAATACAATGAAAAAGTACGGAACGCCCAGTAATAGACGATAAACCAAATATAGCGCAGTCTTCAACTTCTCCATGATGTTTTTTAAGATCATATAAGTACTCCCTTCTAATCTGTGCGTATTGCACTGGTATGTTTGCGTTTAAGTAAGACATTATTTATTTTATCACACTATTCCTTAAATTATCAATAAAGGAAACTATAACTAATCTTTCTTTATCACAGATTTCTGATGCGTGATATTGCTTAGAATCAAAGCAAATCATTCTATTAAATTTACCACTAAAATTTATTGTTTTGTTAAAAAAAGAATTGTTTTTTAATTTTTTTTGTTGAATTTCATTCTTTTGTTCATGGGTAAAATTTTCTTTATTACCAAAATAATTGTGTTTTTGTTCGCCTCCAATATTCCAATCTGGGGACAAATATTCACTTTTAAGATTATAAATTGAAGTTCCTGATGTTTCTCCTATTGTTAAATAAATAATAGCTGTCAAATTTCCATGATCTTGATGAACCCAGCCATCATTTATATCAGGTTCGCTTTTTTGAAAAAAAGATTCAGCGGAAAACGTAATGTCTTTTAAACCAGGAAAATAAGTCTTTACAATTTTTTTGTTAATATATTCGTACAAATTTTGATCTATGTTAGCTATATTTTCACTTCTGTAACCTGAGATATAATTACTTTTTTTAAATAAAATATTCTTTGTTATCTCTTTTATTTGATAGGGATCATCGAAAAAATTATCCTTACATATAGCGGGTGAAAAATCAAACATTACTTATCGTTTAATCCATACCATATTACGACACATAATAAAATAAAAGCTATGATTGTATTAATAGGTAAAAAGGGTTCCATTACTCAGATATTCCTATTAGCCATAACATTAAAAATATATAACAAATAATTTCCATTATTCTAGTATTAATGATTTAATAGAGAAAGATCCATCTATATTTTTCTCTAATTCTGCTTTAGATTTAATACATTTATATTCTATATTTTCTTTTGGATTTCTTGTTGCCTCACGTTTATGTTTCAAACATATTGACATAGAAGATTTTCCTGTCTTTGGATCAATCTGTATTCTATGCTCTTTGATATCAGGGCCTATGAACATCAATAGGGCTACAATATGCTCAATCATTAGTGACCGTTCCCGTTTGCTCTAACTTTATCTTTTAAATCTTCAACATCAGATAATGCTTTTTCTAATTGTTGTTTTAAAAATTCTATATTAACTTTGTTAGTCATATTCATTTCTTGCGTTTGCTCCATTTTTTCAACGGTCTTGTAAAGATCCTCAATTAAAAAATGTTGTTCTTGATCGGTTGGGACTTGTTCGGATTTTTTTAGCAAATCATTTTCAAACAGCTCACGTGAAGTCTCTAACGATACTAATCTCCCAGTCAATTCTGTATAACCTAACACACCTAATGCTACACCTGCAACAATTCCTAAAATTGTTTTTAAATCTGTGCTTACTTTTGTGTTTTCACTTACCTTCATTGTGGTATCGCTTGTTCCATGATTACAATATCAGGATTATCTTTTAGATATTGTATTTTTAAATTATCCCAGTGTCTACCTTCTGGTTTCTTATCAATAAACTTAACAACCCCTAATTTATTACACATATTAAATAACTCTGCAAATTCTACAGGTGGGGGACTAATATTAGGTATTCTTTTACACTCTTTTATAAGTTCAAGTTGGGTTTTTATTTTACTTTTTTTCTGCATTTCTGCAATATACTCATCACTACAC